CCGCGGCTGCCGTCGAGCTGGTAGATCACGTACACGTCGCCCTGCCCGTCGGGGCTCGGCCTGGTGTGCACCTGCCGGACGCTGATCAGGTACGCGCCGGGCACCGTGCCCCAGAAGTCTGGCAGCGCGCCGTTGATCTCCTTCCAGCACACCCGCGGTGGCCCGGTGGGCACTTTGGTGGCGGGCCCGCGGTGCGGCGGGATCAGGTGCGCGGCCACATGCTCGTGGATCGCGGCCTCGCCGGGGGACAGGGTCACGGGTTCACGGTATAGAAGACCGTGCCCGCAGGCAGGTCGAGCTTGGCGAACGCGGCCAGGTCGTCGCCGGTCATGTTGGTCACCCAGATCCGCCAGGCGGTGGCCACCTGCTCGTTGCGGGAGGCCGCCCAGGCCTCCAGGGTGATCGGGTGGGCCTGGGGATGCCGGTAGGCCCCGCTGGCGGTACGCGACGGCGCGGTGGCAACCGGCGCGGGAGCGGGCGCGGGCGCGGCCGGGCGGGGCCACTGCCCGTAGTCCGGCTGGGTGGACCGGTCGTAGTCGCATTCGCACGGGCCCAGCCGCGCGCCGTTCTGGTACTGCTGCAGTTGCGCCCGCTTGTCCCAGTTGCCGCCGGACCAGGCGTAGGTCTGCCAGCCGTACTTGCACACGTTCGCGGACAGCGCCCGCGACAGCGGCCAGTAGCCGCCGTACATGCCGGTGCGGTTGTGCCCGAGCACCGACGCCGCACCCTGCATGTAGGCGTTGATCGAGGGCTGGTCGCCTGGCGGCGCGTCATAGTCGCACGGCGCGAAGTAGATCACCGCGCTGCCCGCGCCGAGCGCGTGCGCCTGCTTGTTCGCCTCGGTGGCATCAGCCACCCCGCCGGCGTGGCCGCGGGCGCAGTCGCGGCCGGTGTCTTCCCACACCAGCACCACGGCCAGCCCGGCCTTGACCAGGTTGGCGAACTCCGGGGCGTTGATGCACTTGGCGTTCGGCAGGTAGGACAGGTACCGGGCGACGAACCGCTTGCCCGCGGCGTGGATCTGCCCGGCGCTGACCCCTGACCCGAAGCTGTAGTCGATGCCCTCGGCCACGGCGGCCTCCCGGCGTGCCAGGCGGGGACCGGCTCTCCCCAGTCAGTGTGTCAGTACGATGGCCGTGCCGGTAGGCCCCGGGGGTGCCGCAGCCCACACGAAGCCACGCGCAGCCGAGCCCAAGCTGCGGTCCCGGGGCGGGCTAGCATCACATCCGTGGACTACAGGCCAGAGATTCTGTCCGGGCAGCGCACCTACGCGGCCACGGCCAGGCCGGACTTCATCATGTTCGCGGCGAAGGTGCCGGCGGGGGTGCGGCTGTACGCCACCCGGCAGGTACCCGCCGGGGTCGAGTTCGGCCTGTCGACCCCGGACCAGGGGGCCAGCCACTTCTGGCACATCGAGGCCGACCTGGAGCACCTGCTGGTGATCACCAAGCCGACCTACCAGGAGTGCATGGCCGAGCTGTTCCGCATCTGGGCCTCCCAGGACGCCGCCGCTGCCGCGGAGCTGCCAGCTCCCGCGCGCAGGGCCATCGGGGCCTAACCGGCACCGGGAGATCACCACATGCCTGACGATGGCGATGTGGCAGATCTGCGCCTGCAGGTCCGAGAGGGTGATCAGGTCCAGCACCGACGCTGCGGTGATCATGCCGAGGATCAGCCCCACGGCCAGCCACGCCCACCACGGGATCAGTGGTAGTTCTTTATGTGCAGGAACGCGGTCACCGCGGTGATCAGGATCGGCAGCACCAGGCTGCCGATCAGCACCAGCGCCAGCGCCCATGCCCGTTCCCTCCTCCCCCGCTCGCTGGCCACGCTGGCCTTGCCCGCCTGCTCCAGCGCGGTGATCCGGTCGGCCAGGCCGCGGTGTTCCTGCTCAGCCCCCGCGAGGGCCTCGGCGTGCCGCTCCAGCACGCCCAGCCGCCGGTCGTTCTCCCGCTGGGTGGCATCCCACCGGCCGAAGGTGACCACATACTCATCGCCGGTGCTCATGGCGGCGGGATGATGCCCGACAGCGCGTCGTCATAGTCGAACTGCGCCGGCGGGCTGCCCTTGGCGACGGTGCCGAACCAGATCCCCGCTAGGTCCCCGCCCATGTAGTCGAGGAACGTGCGGAGCTGGGCGACCAGCGACGGGTCGATGCTGAACGCTGCGGCGAGGTCGGCGTCGGACAGCTTGGCCGCCCAGGCCCGGAACCGCTGGGAGTCGGTGGCCACGTTCCGCCACCGGCTGGCCAGGGCGGAGAAGTCGCCGTTGAGCTGCGCCGGGTCGGGGGTCGCGCCGAGAGGGGGCATATTTCACCTACTGTCGTCGGGTAATTACTTTGTGTAACTTACTTTCAACTGCGGGCCGCTGGACTGCCCCGCGCCGGCGAAGTAGCCGTAGTACCCCAGGCTGTTGGAGTTCTTGAACAGCACCAGCGAGTTCGCCGCTCCGGACGCGAGGTTGGAGGCGATCGAGTTGGGCACGTTCACCCACTTGGCCTGGCCGGGGCTGAAGTGGACCTCGGTCAGGTCGATGCCCGCGCCGCCCGGGTCGCCCGCGGTGGAGCCGAAGGTGGACTTGGCGTCCCAGCCGATGCACGCGGTCATGCCGCTGGAAGACCAGGTGTGGTTGTTGTTCAGGTAGAGCTGCACGTTGGTGATCGTCGCGCCGGACAGGTCCGAGGCCAGCGCGCCGGGGAAGACGAACCAGGTCTTGGACCGGCCGTTGTAGGTGTCGTAGAAGTCGCCGCCCTGGTACATCTTCGAGTCGGTGTTGATCTTCAGGTTGCCGTTGCCGCCGTCGGAGCCCTGGTAGGAGTAGGAGTGGGTGGCGGTGTAGGTCTTGGTGAAGTTCTTGGTGCCCGACCCCGAGCCGCCCGAGGTCGCCAGGACGATCCGGCCGGTGTTGGGCAGCGTCAGGCCCATGTCGTAGATGTAGAACCGGGCGTTGACCTGGGAGTCGTCGCCGGGGTTGGCGTCCAGGGCCTGCAACTGGACCGTCGGCGTCGAGCCGGTGCCGAACGCCTGGTAGGACACCAGGATGCGCCACAGCGCCCCGGCCTGGGACTCGATGTGCTTGGTGATCGCCGGGGACCGGATGTTGGAGAACCCCGAGCTGCCCGACGCCTCCACGCTGCCCTGCATGATCAGCGCGCTGGCGTTGGTCGGCTGGGAGCCGTCGGTGGTGGCGTACACGTTGATCTTGCAGCCGCCGGCACCGGAGAACTGCAGCCACATCGGCTCCAGCACCAGCATGTAGGACCGGTTGGCGGTGGCCTGGAAGTCCAGCTCGTACAGGTAGTACTCGCTGGATGTCGCGGTGGTCGGCAGGTTGGCGGCGAACACGTTGGTCCGGGCGATCAGGCCGGCGGGGAAGCTCGGCACCCAGTCGGTGAGGAAGTCCCGGCCGCCGAGGACCGCGTCCGCGAACGTGCCGGTCTGGCCGGTGATGTTGCCGCCTGAGTCGATCGTGGCCAGGGTGTTGTCACCCCACGGGTCCTGCACGCTGATCACCGACGTCATGCCGGGCATCGCGTTGACCTCCAGGCCCTGGCTGTAGCCGTTGCCGACGGAGTCGACGCCGCCCGAGGGGGAGGTCGAGTAGACCAGGTTGCCCGAGATCTGGATGTTGTCGCCGTAGATCAGCGTGCCCGAGCCGAGGGTGCCGTGGTTGCCGAAGCACACCGCGGCGTACCCGGCGGCGGGGGCGTTGTCCCCCACGGTCAGCGTGGTCAGCGCCCCCGCCGTGAGGGCGGCGTCGGAACAGTCGGTCTCGGAGATGAACGCGCCCGCCTGGGTATACCAGCGGATGCCGACGTAGCCGTTGGTGATGCCGGCGGGGGCCTGCAGGTCCGCGGACACCGCCACCGGGTCGCCGGGCAGCACCGGGATCACCGCAGCGGTGCCGGCGGGGGTGAACGCCACCGGGGAGCCCGCGCCGCTGGCGGTCAGCAGCAGCGCCCCGGTGCCCGTCGAGGACCAGGCCGTGGACTGGGTGAGGCTGCCGGCCGAGGCGGCCCAGCCCATCACCGACCCGGGTGTCTCGAAGTCGTAGTACAGCGGGCCGCGCGGGGTGGACGTGCCGTAGGCCAGCACCTGGGAGCCGATCAGCAGCGGCGCGACGATCGTGGTGGTGTCCACGATCCCGGTGATGACCGTGCCGGCGGCGATGTTCCCGGCGGTGATCGTGCCGGCCGCGATCAGCGAGCCGGTAATCGAGCCGGCGCTGATGGCCCCGCCGCCGAAGGCGTACGGCTGCCAGCCCGTGCCGGACCACTGGGACAGCAGGTTGCCGGACGCGGTGTTGTACCACAGGTCCCCGGCCGCGGGGGAGGCCGGCGCGGTGGGGGAGAAGGTGACCTTGGTCCCGGCGGCGGTGACCGAGAAGGACACCTTGTCCGGGCCGATCGCGGACGGCGGAATCGCCTGCACCACGGTCAGCGGCACCGCGGTCAGGTAGTTGCTCGGCGGCGCGGTCACCCCGGCGTCGTTGACGGTGACCAGGCACACGTAGTAGGTGACGGCGGGCTGCAGCCCGACGATCGGCCGGATGCCCGGCCCGAGCAGGGTGGACTGCAGCGTGGCCGGCCCCGGCGTGAACCCCGGCTGCCCGGAGCAGTGCACCTGCACCCCGGCGAAGTCCGACAGCGGCGGGGAGCCGTCGAACATGTTGCCGTCCCACTGCACCAGGATGCCGCCGATCGTCGCGCCGACCAGGGGATCGGAGCACTGCGGCGGCGGCGCGGCGTTGTAGGCGGCCTGGGCGAACGTGCCGTCGGGCTGCAGGCCGAGGATGAGCTGCGGGTTGCCGGCCGCGTCGTTGATGGTCAGCGCGCCGCCCTCGATCGAGGCGTTGTCCAGGGCGGCGGTGGCCTGGCCGCGTTCCAGCGCGGTGATCCGCTGCTGCAGTTCCGCGAGCTGGCCGCCGAGCGCGGCCAGGGCCGCGGGCAGCGCCGGGCTGGTGCCGTTGACGGTCATAGCGTCCCTGCCTGCCCGCTCTCGGCCAGGTAGGTGAAGCTGTCCGACCTAGCGCAGGTGAGCGTGGCGATGTTGGTGGTGGGGTCCTGCTGGATCTGGGTGATCCGGCCCCAGGTGGTCACGTTCCGCCACCCGGACGCCTGGGTGATGGGGATGTCGTCGCCGGGCCGGAACGAGCCGAACGGCGCGTTGGGGTGGTTGCGGACCACCACGGTGGCTGGGGTGTCGATGGCGATCCGGCTGGCCAGGATCTTCTGCGCCCGGGACTGCATCCGCCCGGAGGACCGGATCGTCTGGTCGGTGTAGACGAACACCCGGCGCAGCCGCCCGTTCGGGCTGGCCACCTGGGCGCGGATCTGCGCGCTGCCCTGCCCGTTGCCCAAGCCGATGACCTCGTTGGCGTACACCGACCCGTCCCGGGAGGTCTGCACCGGGGTGACGATGTTCTCCCCTTCCGCGAACCGCAGCGTGGCCTGGCGGATGCCGATCCGCGGCACGCCGAAGTGCAGCGCGTGCGCCACGCCCTGCTTGGCGGGGCCGGTCCAGGTGTGCTGCTCCCACCAGTCGCACACCACGTCGGACAGGATGGAGGCGATCTCCTGCCCGACGTCGGTGGAGTTCCACCAGTCCAGCGCGAAGACCGTGGTCTTGCCGCCCTGGATCACCGTGCTGCCCTTGGCGTAGCCGTTGTTGTAGGCCGACGACATCGTGAACACGTTCTTGGAGATCTTGCTGATCGTCCGCCAGGTCGAGTCGCCCGCCACCTGCACGAGCTGGCCGGTGGCGAACCCGCCGCTCGGGTCGGTCACGGTGATCGTGGTGTCGCCGGGCTTGATCGCGGCGGCCAGGGTGGTCGAGGCGTACACCGCCCCGGCCGCGAGCTGGGAGCCCAGCAGCACCCCGGACTTCACCGGGTCCAGGGTCATGCCGATGTTGCCGCTGGGCTGGGACTGCACCCAGTTCCACAGGTACCGGACCACGTCCAGGGCCTCGATGCCGCGCTGGTGGTAGGACGCGCCCTCATACGGGATGCCGTTGGGGTAGCCGGCGAACCCGGTGAACGTCGGCGTCCAGGCCGGGCCGGTGTAGGCGGAGGACGTGAGGATGCCGCCGAACTTGATCTCATCGCCCTGCTCCAGGTAGCAGGCGTGCTGCCACTCCTGGCAGACCGGGTTGCCGGTGGCGTCCAGCAGCGCGGCCTGCGGCGGGCTAACGGTGCAGGAGAAGGTGTCGGGCTGGTCCAGGTTCCAGGTGATGCTCGGGCTGGTGATGCCGCGGACCTCGCGGGTGACCCAGGCCCCGGTGAGCACGTTCTGCAGGTGCATCCGGGGCATGCCGGTGAGGATGAACACCGGGGCGGCCACCCGGTAGGCGGGGACCGGCGCGGGCGCGGGGGCGGTGCCCTTGGTAACCTTCAGCCCCTCGGCCGCGCCGGCTCTGTCGGCGGCGGCGGCGGGGATGGTCTCCGCGACCACGAACGAGAAGCCGGGGATGTCGTCCACGCCCGCCGCGGCGTCCCGGGGGAACAGCCCCGGCTGCCAGGACAGCGCCTCCGCAGCCCCGGCCGCGTCGGGCAGCGGCGCGGCCAGCGCGGTGACCAGCCGGTCAACACCAGCGGCCTGGTCGGCGTAGGGCAGCGACACGCCGCTGGTGTTGACCACCAGGGCGTCGGCCGCGCCGGCGGCCTCGTTGATGGTCAGGCTGTGGGAGCCGCCGCCGTTGGGCATCTAGTAGGCCTTCTGCGTCCCGACGAACGCCCGGACGGTCTCCGACCCGGTGTCGACCTCGCCCCACACGTCGTAGGTGATGCCCGCGGTGAGCTGCACCAGGCCGCCGAGCGCCAGCGGGCCGACCGAGCCCTGGGCGATCCAGCCTTTCTGCCGCCCGGCGGGGTCGAGCCAGACGCAGTCGAACCAGGCCGACGGCTCGGCGGGGCGGGTCTCATCCCCCGACGACACCGGCACCGCGAACCGCGCCGGGAGCGCCGCGGTCACCGGGTTGGTCTCGCCGCCGGCGAGGTCGGAGGTCCAGGTGATGTTGATGAACTGCTGCGACACCGCGGCGATCGGCTTGAACGCGGCCATCAGTGCCTCCCACTGTGCCGGGGAAAGATGCGCGGCCCAGCGGGGAGGGCTGATAACAGCCTGCCAGCCGGACGGGCCCGGTGCCACGCGCCAGCGGGCCGGCTCTGCGTGCCCGTTCCACCGGGCCGCCTCCGCACCGGCCCGCCAGGTGGGCTCGGGGGTCAGCAGCACCGCCGAGGCCCGGAAAAGCTCTCCTGCGGCGGCGGCGTCGGCCAGGAACACGTTGGTGGCCAGGCCGGTGACCAGGATGTCACTGGCCGCTGCCACATGGCCACGCGCCGTGGTGACCGAGGCGCTGAGAGCCTCTCTAACGGCCCCGGAGTCGGCCAGCGACGGCTGAGCCGAGACAGCCACTGTGAGGCTGTCAGCGGCAGCCCCGGTGTCAGTGGCGGCCAGTTGTACCGACATGCCCCCCGGCGAGTCGGCGGCGGCCCCAATATCTGCCAATGTGACCACAGCGCCGACCTGGACGCTGATAGCGTCTGCGGCACCGCCCTGGTCGGGGATGCTGAGCGCGGCGGATGGCGCAAGCAGGTCTGCTGCGGAACCAACATCCCCGGGCAGGGCGGCCACGCTGACCGCTACCTGGTCGGCCGCCGCGCCCGCGTCAGGCCAGGAGATCTGCGCACCGACGATGACCGAGATAGCATCGGCTGCGCCGGCCTGGTCGCCGGCGGCGAGAGATGCGGCAGTGACCACACCCTCGGCAGCAGCACCTGTGTCGGCGGCCAGGACGGTGGCGCTGGCGGCCACCTGATCGGCAGCGCCGCCAGCATCACCGAGGGCGATCTGCGCGCCGACCACTACCGCGATAGCGTCGGAAGCGCCGGCCTGGTCGGCCACACCGAGCGATACGGCTGCGGCTACGGCGTCGGCTGCGGCGGCTTGGTCACCGGCCGGGCTGGCACCAGCCACCGCCACCTGATCGGCCGCTCCTGCCGCCTCGGTGAACGTGGCCGCGCCCGCCCCGGTGACCACCACGGCGTCCGCGGCTGCCGCCGCGTCGGGCAGGGACGTGGTCTCGGCCACGCTGACCTGGTCCGCCGCCCCAGCCGCGTCGGTGACCGCGCGGGTCTGGGTGGGGACCGCGAGGACGTCCGCGGCCCCCGCCTGCTCGGCCAGCGGCACCGCGCCCGTGACCGCGATAGCCTCGGCTGCGCCGGCCTGGTCGGGCAGCGGCACCGCCGCGCTGGCCGTGGCCTGTTCGGTTGCGGCTGCGGCCTCCCCGGCCAGGACGGCACCCGCCACGCCGAGCTGCTCGGCCGCGCCGGCCGCATCGGCGTAGCTGACCACCGCGCCGACGACAACCGCGATAGCATCCGCAGCGCCCGCCGCATCGGCGGTGCCCGCGGATGCCGCCACCACCAGGGTGTCTGTCGATCCGGCGGCATCCGCGGCCGGGACGGTCGCGGTCGCGGTGGCCAGCTCGGCCGCGCCCGCCGCCTCGGTGAGCATCCGCGGCTGGGCTTCCACCGCAGCGGCCTGCTCGGGCAGCGGTACCGTGGCGGTGGCCACCGACGCCTCGGCTGATGCTCCGGACTCGGCAAGCGTCACGACAGCCGCTGCCGACTGCTGCTCTGTCGCAGCCGCGGCGTCGGTAACAGCCAGGCTGGCCGCCGTGGTCAGGGTCTCGGCCGCCCCAGCGGCATCTGGGAGGGACGTTGTCTCCGCGACGGTCACCTGGTCGGCCGCGCCCGCTGCCTCATACAGCTCCCGGGGCTGGGCCTCGGCGGCGGCGGCCTGGTCAGTGACACCGACGGCGGCTGTTACGCTCACCGCATCGGCGGCGGCGGCTGCTTCGGAGACAGGAACCGCGGCGGTGGCGGCTGCCGTGTCCGCAGCGGCGGCGGCTTCAGCGAACGGGGCTGAAGCGGTAACAACCGGCTGGTCCGCCGCTGCTGCGGGATCTGCCAGGCCCAGCGCGGCGGACACGCTGAGCGCATCGGCCCCGCCAGCGGCGTCAGCCAGGGCCACTGAAGTGCTGGTGGGGGCGGGCTGGAACTGGTACTGCACCACGTACCACTGGCCGCCGGCGGTGGTCGCGCCGAAGGCTTGGCTTACCCCGGCGGTCCCGGTCCCCAGTTGCTGCCAGGCTGCGGTGTTGTACGGGTTGACCCCGGTGTGGTAGCTGGTGATCAGGGTGAACGGGCTGCTGATCGCGGGAGCGCCACCTGCGTTAGTGGTGGCCAGCAGCACCACGGCGATGTCATTGTCCACGGTGGGGGCCAGGCTGACCGCCGGGGACGTGGAGACGCCGTTGGCCGGGGCGGCCGATTTCTTGTCCAGCGGGCCCGCGCCGGGGACGTCGATCAGCAGGATCTGCACGTTGCCGGTCTGCGCTGAGGGCTCGGTCGCGGTCACGATGTCGCCGCTGGCCAGGGCTACGGTGGGCCCGCCGCCTGGCCCGCCGGTCGCACCCGGCGACCGGAAGAACGTGGTCATCGGGACGTTGACCTGCGACTGGGTGTCCAGCGTGTAGACGTTGCCCTTGGCGTCGGCCAGCGCGCTGATGTCACAGGCCGTCGCCTGCGTGGTGACCACGGCCAGCAGCGTGTCCCCGGCGCTGGTCGGTGTGCTCACCGTGGCGGTGCGGCTGGTGCCCGAGCCGGTGGTCAGCCCAGTGGCGACGACGAACGGGATACTGGGGCCGGCTGCCACCGAGGCGTCGGCGGCCCCAGCCGCGTCCGCCAGGGTGATCGAGGCAGCGGTCGCTTGCGCGGGGAGGACCGGGATGCCCGGCCCGCGCCAGACATTCGCGGCTGCGCCGCGCATCACAGCCCCCTAGCGGCTAGACGGCGGGCTCGGCCCACCACACGGCGGGGATCACGTTCACTGCGGCCGGGGCCTGGCAGCGAATACGCAGGAACCGGGACACCCCGACCCGGGGGCGGCACGCCTCGGGGAACCAGATCCCGTAGCCCGCCTGCGGGTGGACGTGGTCGGCGTCGAGCTGGCGAACGGTGGTCATCGTGCCTTCCACGGAGGCGTTGTAACCGGTCGCGGATGTGCCGCCGACGCACAGCGAGGCGGGCTGCTGGGCGTTGCCGTAGGTGTCGGGGGTCAGCGCGGTCACCGTGGCGGCCACGTCGCCGTCGATGAGCTGGCAGATCACCGGCACTGCGGTACCGGACGCGCCGTCGAAGGACACCTGCCAGCCGAGCACCAGGATGTCGGTGGTCGACGGCGTGGCAACCTGCAGCACTGTCTTGGCGGTGCCGCCGACCAGGGCCACCACCACCGGCATGAACGGCGACGTGGTGGCCCGGGGGATCGCGTTGTACTCACTCATGTCATCTCCCGTAGGTTGCGCCGCTGCGGCTGCTGGACAGGCGGAGGGTGATGGCGGGGTAGCGCATCCTGACCTGCTGTGGCAGCAGCGAGGCGGGTGCACCGGCTGCCGAGCGGACCACCAGCGTCACCGCCTGCGGGGCCAGGGTGCCGCTGCTGGTTGTGGCCGTGGACGACTGGGCACCCGTGGCGGTAGCGGCGGACAGGGCCAGCGAAGCGGCCATGCTGGAGGCGTTCGTGGCCGTGGCTACCGCGCTGGACACCTGCGCGGCGACGGACATCCCCGCCGGGGTGGACCAGGTGATTGTGGCACCTGAGGTGGAGGTGCCCGCCGACCAGAACACCAGCAGCAGGTCGCTGGCGGACGCGGGGGTGATGGACGAGGTTGCCATCGCGTACGGGGACGCCGGCGCGCTGGCCGGGCCGGCGTCGGTGACGATGGTCACCCCGTCCTCGGGGGTGGTGCCGTCCGCGCCCTGCACCGCCGTGGACACGCAGCCGAACCGGCCCGAGGTCCCGGTGATCACCGGGGCGGCGTCACCAGCCTGCAGAACCCGCCGGTACACCGCAGCCTCCGAGGAGGTAGACGACGCGGCGTGGAAGCTGGCCAGTATGTTCACCCACCCGGTGGGGGCGGCACCGAGCGCCCCGGTCGCGGCCCGCAGGCCGGCGAACACATAGCACACGTCCCCCGCCGCCCACCCGGACGGCAGGGGAACGGTGCAGGACGCCTCGGCGGCGGCGGTGGTCGCGTAGGTGGCGGAGGCGCGGACGGATGCGGCCACAGCTCAGCTAACCGTGCCCGAGCCCGAGGGGTAGCCGAAGGAGATCGTCTCGGTGGCGGTCCAGGTCTGGCCGGCCGCCTTGGTGCCCTGGGCGCTGACGCCCCGGTTGAAGAACGTGCCGCCCGTGGTGGCGTTGGACACGGAGTCCGCGGTGCCGGCGTCGGAGCCGAACTCGTTCCAGGCGAAGTTGGCCTGGGCGGTGCCGAACACCGACGTGAACGTGAGCGTCGGCGGCGAGGAGCCGGTGGCGATCGTGGGTGCGCCCGAGCACAGCTTGAAGTAGCTGGTCGTGGACGCGGCCCCGGTGTCGCCCTGCAGGGTGGTCTGCGCGTACGCCGCCGCGGTGGAGCTGGTCCCGACCCCGATCCGGGCGTTGGCCGCGCCGAACTTGGGGGACATCGTGGACCCGGCCACCCCGCCGAGCAGTGCCACCCACCCGGCCTGGACGATCATGTTGCAGTCGTAGTCGGTGGTGTCCTCATAAGGCGCGACCATGAAGTGCTCGAAGATCCGCGGCGTCAGCTCGCGGACCCCGGCGTAGCGGGTGCCGCCGTTGCGGACCTTGCGGGCCACGTAGGCGGTCTGGCTGGCGTCCCAGCGCCGGACCCGGAAGTCGGTGTGGACCCCAGCCGCGTCGGCGTGCGGGGCACCAGCCCCGACCACCAGCTTCTCGGCCGCTCCCACCAGATGTGGATTGGACATGATCTTGCTTCCTTTCGGTTAGGCCACTGCGGCCGACTGCTGGAAGGTGAGGACGATCGACGTGCCCCCGCCTTCATCGACGCCCATGATCCCGCCGCCGCTGGGCGTGGAGATCTGGGCCATTTGCAGGGTCTGGGTGGTGCCGCGGATCGAGGCGGGGATGGCCACCTGGCCGCCGCCGCCGAGGGTGTGCCGGTAGGGCCCGGCGGCGGCCTGGATCGAGGTCAGGGTCTGCGGGAACGCCACCGTCGGCGCGGTCACCGACGCGCCGAACACCGGCCATACGAAGCCGCGGGCCCAGCCAGAGTTCCAGCCGGCCTCCCCGATCTGCCACATCAGGATGCAGGTGGTCGCCCAGGCCGGGATCGGCACCTGCCAGGACGCGCCCGGCGGCCACCGCACGGCAGTGCTGGACGACGTGGTCCAGTTGGTGGGCGAGCCGGGCCCGGCCGCGAACAACTGCACGGTCTGGGTCTGCGGGATCGCCACCTGGCGCAGGTCGTGGATGTAGGAGTTCTGCACCACCGACGTCGAGGCGGGCATGTCGATCCGGGCCAGGGGGATGCAGGACTGGCCGCCGGGCGGAGTGGTCGCGCCCGCGGACACCCCGGAGATCACCCGGGGGAAGACGATCTGCCCGGAAGCAGGGTTGCCCCACGGCGACCCGGACCAGGTGGGGTCCTCGGCGCGGGCGACGATCATGTCCGACCGGATGGACCCGCCGGTCGCGCCAATGGTCAGCGTGGAATCCAGGCCGATGTTCCACGAGTGGTAGGAGCCCTGGTAGCTCGCCTCGACGCCCTGGATGACCACCTGCCCGGGGTCGATCGTGATGCCCGCGCTCGGCGTGGCGGTCGCCCGCACGATGCAGTCCAGGTGCCCGACGACGCCCTGCGCGCCGAGGGTGGCGGCCTGCAGCATCAGCCGCGCGTAGGCGGCGTCCACGGCGTTGCCGTCGACCGCCCAGACGGCTGTGGTGAAGGTCATGACAGCGTGCCTCCGATCGCGGGCCAGGCGTTCCGCCACTTGATGACGCAGGTGGCCGTGCCGGTGTAGTCGGTGCCGGTGAACCGGGCCAGGGTCGAGCCCTGCGGGAGCTGGAAGTTGATCATCGGGTTGCCGGTGAGCGCGCCCGCCGCGGAGGCGGTGCCGATCATCGCGGTGCGGGCCCACGGCCGGGTGTCGATGACCAGGGACTGGCCACCCGGCAGCACGCCCTGGTAGGCGATGGCCACCGGGGTGTTGACGTAGGCCAGCCCGGGGTTGGTGCACGGCCCGGTGAAGGTGATCACCGGCCAGGTGGGCGCGGGCCCGGTGTTGGTGAGCGCGTTCTGCTGGTAGTTGATCGCGGACGCCCACTGGAACGGCGGGGTGACCGGGAACGTCAGCGTGCCCAGGTAGGACGGCACCTGGGTGAGGGTCAGGCTGTTCTCGGTCTCGGAATACCAGGTGCAGTCGGCGGCCTGGAACTGCGCGGTCCACGGCACCGCGCCCTGGTTGGCCGCGCCGTAGGCCGGCTGGATCTTGCGGCCCCTGCCGTAGGCGCGGCGGGTCACGTTGGACACCGGGTACCAAGCCCGGAGGATCTGCACGGTGCCGTTGACCAGCCGCACGCCCGGGTCGGTCCACTTGCCCGCGAGGGTGGAGAAGGCGTCCAGCGCGCCCTTGCCGTTGGCGTTGATGTAGGCCACGCCGGTCTGGGTGACCGACATGCCCGGCAGTGTGTCGACGCCGAAGATCTGCCCGTCGTGCCCGGTGACTGCGGTGTCCTGGGTGGTCATCGTGCCGGTGTCGACGGCGGTGTTCTGCACCAGCAGGGCGGTGCCCCAGCCGTAGATCACCGCGTTCGGGTCGCCGCCGGGCATGTCCGCGCCGATCGAGTACTGGCCCTGGGCGAGAACTACCTCGGCCATGTCAGGTCACCCCCGTGAACGTCTGCTGGCGGCTGGCCTGCAACTGCCAGGTGACCTCGTTGAGGGCCTGGGCGACGGTGGAGCCCTCGGGCAGCATCACGTACAGGTCGCGGAACCCGCCGAGGCCGCCCCGGCCAGCTCCGCCGCCGCGGGACATCTCGTGCGCGGCCTCCGCGAACTTGACGAACGCCGCGCTCTGCTGCGGGTTGAGCACCGCCTCGGGGCGGCCGGTGGCGTTGGCGTACGCCCCGCCGGGCAGCATCCAGCCGCCGTTGTCCATGAACTGCCGGTACGCGCCAGTCAGGTAGGTCACCCACGGGCTGAAGCCGCCGGCCTGGAAGTACTTGCGCACCGCGTTGCGGGCGTTGATGAACGGGTTGAAGATGTTGCCCGGGAAGACCTGGCCGAGGATCTGGAACAGCCCGGACGCGCCCGAGGGGTTGCGGGCCCGGGGGTTGCCGCCGGACTCCGCGAGCGCGATGGCGGCGGCGATGTGCGCCGCGGAGGCCGGGCCACCGGCCGACTCCCACAGCCGCTCCAGGCCGCCCAGGGTCCATGTGCCCGACGCCAGCCCGGTGCCTGGCGCGCGGAACCCGCCGGGTGGCACGCCGAACCCGGAGATCGCGCCCGAGCTGCCGATGATCGAGTCGAACCGGGTGCCGAAGCCGGTGCCGAAGGCGTCGACCATCCGGTTGGGCCCGACGACGATGCCGACGTGGCCGGGCATGCCCTGGGTGCCGTCCGCGCCGGCGAAGAACGCCAGGCCGCCGGGGACCGGCCGCGCGGTGTGCTGCGCCCAGCCGAACTGCTCGTCCGCGGTGCGCGGCGGCTGGTAGCCGAAGTGCCGGTACACCCATTCCACGAACCCGGAGCAGTCCCAGCCCTGCGGGGTGGTGCCGCCCCAGACATAGGGCACCTTGCCGATGAACGACTCGGCGTACCGGACGATCGCGTTGCTGCTGCCCGCCCCGGCCTGGCCGATCAGCCAGTGCACGATGTCCTTCAGCACGGTGTTGGTCATCCCGCCGAGCAGCCGGGCCATGCCCGCGGTCGCGCCGCCGGCCCCCTTGGCCCCGACCAGGTCCATCACCGCGTTGGACAGCGCCTGAGTGTTGCCGCTGAACAGCGCCGCGGTGATCTTGCCAATGTCCGCAGCCTTGTGGAAGAACCCGGCGATCGGGCTGCCGACGTTGTGGGTGGCCCGCTGCTGGCCGAAGTGCGGCTGGTCCGGGCGGACCACGCCGCCCTGCTGATAGCCGGGCACGCCGACGGCGGCGAAGATGTCCGCCAGGACGCTGCTGTGCTCCTTGGACACCACGGTCTCGCCGGACTCCAGCAGCGCCGGCCACCGGTCACCGCCGCCCCAGCCGGGCAGCCGGCCACCCTTGGCCAGGCCGGCGATGTGGAACGGGGCGATCTTGATGGAGCCCAGGCCGATCTTGCTCACGATCCAGTCGAACGCGCTGATCAGCCCATCGAGCACGTTGTTGACCACCCAGTTCACCGGGGTCCAGACGATCCGCTTGATGTCGTCCCACTTCTGGCCGATGAAGGTGACCGCGTCGTGGAAGGCACCGGGGATGTCCTTGGTCACGAAGTTGACCAGCGGCGCGAAGATGTCGTCGTGGATGAAGTGCCAGGCGTCCAGCCCGGCCTGCTTGATGTCGTCCCACGCCTGTTTCCAGTGGTCGCGGACGAACCCGACGGCTAGCCGGATCAGCGTCAGCCCGGGGACCAGCCACTGGCCCCAGCCGTGGGTGAGGAAGTTCCAGGCGGCCTCGGCCACGGTCTTGATGCCGTTCCACACCGTCTTCCAGTGCGTCCACAGCAGGAGCACGATGCCGATCAAGGCGGCCACGCCGAGCGCGAACAGGCCGATCGGGTTGGCGTCGAGGGCGATGTCGAGGATCGCCTGGAAGACCCCCCACAGCTTGATCAGCCCGACCAGGGCGGTCAGCGCGATGACGATGCTGGCCAGCACGTTCGGCGGGATCGCGGTCATGATCGCGTTCAGCCCGGACGCGATGCCCTCGATGATGCCCGCGGCTACCCCGGTGAACAGGCCGAAGAACTGGATCAGCACCGGCAGCAGCGGCGGCAGCAGCACCGCGAGCTGGGCGAGGATCGAGTCCGCGAGGGTGAGCAGCGGCGGGACCAGCTTGACGATGGTGTCAACCAGGGTCTGGGTGAACAGCCCGGCGAAACGGGTCAGCGGCGGCAGCAGCGGCGGGAGGATCTTGGCCAACAGCCCGAGGGCATCACGGACCAGCCGGACCAGCGACGGCATCAGCGCTTCGACGGCCTTGGCCACCCCGGACACCAGGATCGCGCTGACCTGGGCGAGGAACTTGATCAGCGGCGGCAGGATCGGCACCAGGCCGCGGACCAGGGCGTTGATGAGCTGGCCGAGGGGCTTGGCGATTGCCTCGAAGGCCGAGCCGATGGTGGCGAACACCCCGCTGGACTCCAGGGTGGTGACAAGCTGGGTGAACACCTTGGCGACGATGTCGAGGGACGGGGCGATGGCGGCCAGCAGCTTGGCCAGCGCCACCAGGGCATCGGAAAGATCTCTCAGGACCGCGCCCGCCAGCCCGGCGATCATCTTGCCGATGATGATCAGGGCCGGCTCCAGCGCCTTCAGCGCACCAGCGAAGGCACCGATGACCGGCGCGAGGGCACGGGCGAACATCCCGGCCAGCCGGGCGATGATCGGCAGCAGCGAGCCGACCACGTCGAAGATTGCCTTCAGCAGCACCGCGCTCTGCCGCAGCACCGGGGCCATCAGGGTGAACATCTGGCCGAGATCACGGCCCAGGGTGCCGAGGATCTGGGAGAACACCCGGATGGCGGGCATGCTGGCCCGCAGCAGCGTGACCAGGCCGGGCAGGAACCCGCGGACAAGCTGGCCGATGCCGTCCAGCAGCGGCCGGATCAGCGGCGCGGCGGCCCGGAAGGCCTGCCCGAGACCGGGCAGCACGTCATGCGCGATGTCGACCAGGCCGTGCAGGAACGGCTGGATCAGGGTCGCCGCCCCGGAGAAGAAGGCCCGCAGATCCGGCTGGATCTGCTTCATCAGCTTGGGGATCTCGCCCAGGGCGGTGCGCAGCGGGCCGAGCATCGTCTTGGCCCCGTCGAGCAGCCCTTCCTGCAGCGCCTTCCCGGCGGCCTGGCCCTGGGCGTACAGCGGGCCCTGGGCCTGCTTGGTGCCGATCAGTGTCTTGGCGGACAGGGCGATAGCGCCGAGGCCGAGCGCCCCGGTGCCGAGCGCGGCGGCCGGGGCGAGCAGCGCGGGCAGCGCGCCGATGCCCAGTGCACCCGCCCCGGCGATGGTGGCTGTTCGCGCGCCGATGCCCAGCACGCCGGGACCGATGCCGCCCAGGGTGCGGGAGAAGAACCCGCGGGCGTTGCCCGCCGCGCCGGCGGTAGACCCGCCCCTGCCGAAGATGGAATGCAGCACGCCGAACATGCCGCCGCGGCGCTTGGCATCCTCGGTGACCTGGCGGTCGAGCCGCTCGAAGCTGCGCCGGGTCTCCTGCTCGGACTGGGCGTCGACCTTCGGGGTGATGCGGATCTCGTGCTCGCCGCGCTCGAACGCCTCTACCTTGGCGACGTCCTCACGCAGCTTGCGCTCGAAGTCGGCGTCATCGAGGTCCAGGTGGGCGATGATCGTGCCGGCGTCGAACGCCATCACTCACCACCCCGTTTCGCTTCCAGCTCGGCACGCATGCCGGTGATGTCGATCACGTCGGCCACCTGCGCGGTGCGCTGCTGCGGCCCCCCTGCCTCGGCGGCGGGGAACGCGCCCTCGCCCTCGCGGCCGAAGGTGACCGTGCCGTCGGCCTCCAGGCCGTCGGTGTAGGCCCGCTGGATGTCCCAGCTCAGCGCGTCCCATTCGTCCGGGCCCAGTCCGAAGTACCGGCGCGCGAGGTAGAGGATTACCCGGCGTGAGCGGACGGCAGAGACTTCACTACCGCCTGCCCAGCGCCGGTCTCGGCTTCCGGGTTGACCACTTCCTTCTGCAGCCAGCCGTAGAACCTGACCCGGGCCCGCATCGGCAGCGCTAGGAGCTGCGCCTGGGTGGGGGAGTCGCCGCACAGCTCCGCAAACAGGCCCGCCACGTCGGCCATCAGCTTGACGAACGCCTCGCCGGTCACCGACGACAAGGCCTCCAGCATCTGGTCCGGGGAGGCGTCCTCGCCCAGGTCCATCCCGGCCAGGCCCTGGGCGCTGGTGTACATCGTTTTGAGCCCGTCGAGGAACCGGCCGATCGCCGCGTCGGTCGGCTCGGGGATGGTGCCCTTGGCGTTCGCCAGTTCCTTGGGCCAGCCGGGGGCGGTCCTGCCGCCGACCTTGCCGGTGAAGTCCCATTCCAGGGACTCGACAACGGCGGCGGCGTCGAATGCTGGCATGGGCGGCTCCTCAGCTCGTGGCTATCGCGGTCAGGTCGGTCCAGGTGATCTGGGCGAACGGGCAGGTGGCGTTCAATGTCAACGGGTACAAGCGCTGCTGGGCGGCCCTGCGGTAAGCGGTTTGCACCTGGCCCGCGGACATCACCTGCGGAATCGACAGCACCCGGGCGAAGCCGTTCTGGTTCTTGCCGATCACCGCCACCGCCATCGCGGCGAAGTTGGTGGACAGCGTCAGCACCGACTTGCCCGGCTGGCCCGCCCCGGCCGGTGTCACCGCGATCGAGCCGCCGTTGCCCCACGCGAGGTTGACGTTGGTGAGGGTCTCCTCCGACAGCGAACAGGTGACCTGCAGCGTGGCCGTGTTGACAATCACCGCCACCGGGGTGGGCTGCTCCTCGATGTTGATGTCCTGCGTGGAGGGGTTGAACGTAACCGTGAGGCCGGCCTCGGTCGCGCCAATGTAGCCCCAGCCCAGGCTGGTCCACGAGGTCGCCACGCCCAGGTTCTGGTCTGACGGCAGGGCGGTGCCGGGCACGGCGGTGAACATGATGCCGACGCCATACAAGACGTTCTGGGTGGTGTAGTTCGGGGGCGTGTAAACAAGCGGCGGACCTGCCATGTCAGCTCTCCTGGGTGAGTGTCACGCCAGCCTCGGCGGCGGCGGCGGTGAGCGGGGCCACCAGATGAGCGGGCACCGTGGTGGGGTCGGCGGTCACGGTCACGCCGCCGTAGATGAACTCCGAATGCGGCTCCCCGACCGTCATCACCGCCGCCTCGCCGGCGTCGACCAGCGCGGTGGCCTGGCGAGCCTGGAGGGCCAGGAGCTGCTCGCGCTCGGCGTCAGACAGCGGCCCGGTCGCGGGCTTGACGGCGGGGGCCTCAGCCTGCGGCGCGGGAGGCGGCGTGGCGGCCGGGGCGGCGGGCTCGGTCATGACGGGGCCTCCTAAGCGGGGATCAGGGACATAGCACGGACGGCCAGCGTGGTGGTGGTGGTGAAGTCCACGACCACCGAGCCCTGCGCGGCGGCGGTGAGCGCCTGGGTGTTGATCGCCCCGGCGTAGGTGACCAGGGTCGGGGCCTGCTGGTTGTAGGTGGCGGCGTTCCACGGGCCGAGCCAGCCGACCGTGTTGGCGGCGATCGTGTACTGGTAGACGGTGGCCGGGATCACCTGGCCGGTGTTGCCCACCAGGTCCCCGACCAGCACCTGGGTCACGCCGGCTGGGGTCGCGCCGCAGGCGTAGACCAGGATGACGTTGCCGCCGGGGTTGGGCAGCATCACGCCGAGCGTGGTGGACCACGCGGTGATCGCGCTCGGGGAGCCGAGGTCGTAGCCGGGCGAGGCGGCGGTGAGGAACGTGCTCCCGGCCGCGCCGAGGTTCAGCGGGATCGGGGCCAGGGTGACCCGTGGTCCGGTGGCCATGTCAGGCTCCCATCACGATCGTGTAATTCGCGGTGAAGTCGATGCGCCGGTCGGCGGGGTCGTACGGCAGCGGAGACGGCCCGGAGCCGACCCGGTTGGCAGCCACCAGCCACACCCCGTCCACCTGGACGGGGAAGGCCGCCCCGGTGATCAGGTCATCGAGCAGCCCGGCGGTCTCCTCGGTCCCGAGCGGGTCGTCCGGGGCCCCGCGGACCCGGGCCTGGAAGTTGCTGGCGTCGGTGGCCCGTTCCTCGGTGGTGAAGCCGGGCCCGCCGCCGCCGGTGATGACCACCACCCGGTCGGGCTCCTCGGGCACGTACGGGCCGGGCAGCACCGGCCAGGCCAGTTCCTGCCGGTCGTCCCAGCCGAGGCCCGTGATCCAGTCGATGATCACCTGCGTCTGCGCGGTCACAGCGCACCAGTCCTCGGCGGCGGCAGGCCCATCCGGCCGCGAATGGTGTTGTGCCAGTAGATCCAGCCCTTCAGCGCGCCGGGCATGCCCGCCCACCGCCACCGCAGCTTCTGCCGCAGCTCGGCCTCGGTCAGCCGGTGCCGCTTGGGGGACCGGTCGTAGACCAGTTCCTCGCCGCGGCGAACCTCGGGGTGCCCGGAGTGGATCAGGTCCCCGAACTCCCACGGCGCGGCCAGCTCGGCCAGGTCGGACAGATCCTCCATGGCGAAGGCCATCGCCCGGTTGGGGCCCTCGGCCAGGTAGGTGTCCGCGATATTGGCCAGCCAGACCCGGTAATGGTCGAACAGCGGGCGCTCCAGATACTTGGGGCCACCGCCGCGGGGGTGGTTCAGGTCGAGCCGCTCGTGCTGGTAGTGGGCGTAAATCTGGTCGACGGTGACGCTGCCGCGCAGCAAGCCGTCACCCGCGCGGGTCCGCTGCAACAGATCCGCGGCGTGCGCCGGGAAGGTCCCGCCGGTCACGGGTAGGGCCACCAGTCGGTGAGCATGTCCCGGCGGCCCATCTGGTCCGGCGGGGAGGACACGGCCAGGTACCCGGTGGTCGGGTCGTAGCGGGTGTTGGAATCGTCGGGGGTGAAGATGTTCGGGATCGAGTTGATCACCCGGGCGGCGGTGCCGGTGCCCGCAGCCCCAGGGGCCTGCGCGGCGGCGAAGTCGATGTTGACCACGCCCTGGCGGATGTCATCGAGCACCTTGACCGCGGCGGTGTACCGCAGGATCACCGGGTGGTTGGGGCCCATCTCCTTCTGCTTGGCGTAATAGGTGCTCGCCCACCAGGCCGCGAGGTCGAGGGTCAGGTCACGGACGATGCCGGGCATCGACCCGTCGGTGGGGTCGTAGACCTCGTCGGTGTAGGTGGTGACCCGGTTGGAGGCCGCCTCCAGCGCGAGGGTGAGCTGTTCGTCGGACAACTGGGCAGCGGTGCCTGTGCCCGCGTCGGTGCTGTCCAGCACCAGGCGCAGGTCATCGACGCTCGCATACGTCACCGCTGCCGGGGTCGTCATCCAGGCCCGCTCCCCGCCGATACCGCCTGCTGGCTGGGCGCGTCGAGCTGCAGCAGGTTGCTGGTGCCGCCGTAGGCGGTCTCCAGCGGGTGGCCGGCCGGGATGTCGACCACGGTGCCGGCCCGGGTGTGGATGATGCCGCCGTCCCAGGGCACGTCGACTGTGGTGATCACCATGCGGGGGTTGGCAGCCACGGGGTTTCCTCCTAGTTGGTCAGGCCGGCGTGCCCGACGGTGTCCTGGCCGTCCACGAACGTGCGCAGGTTGCCCGCGCCGATCTGGGCGTACAGCGGCCCGGCGGGGTCGAGCATGATCACCTGGCCGATCGGGTAGCTGGTCGCCCAGATCGGCCCGCCCGTGGTGGCGGCCGAGCCGTAGCCGGCCGCCCCGGCCGTGCCGGGCTCCCCCGCCACGACAGTCGCCGCCGCGCCGGGGTTGACGATCACGGTGGCGGTGAGCACGTACCGGTTGACGGCCATCAGAACCCCCACGGTGCTGCGGGGATGACCGCGCCCTGGGTGCCGAAGCCGGTGTAGGTGACGGCGTCCGCGAGCTGCCCGAAGGTAGCCCCGCTGGAGTGCGACCGGACGGCGGCGGTCACGGGGATCGAAGTGGCGGTGGCGCTGCCGCTTACCGTGAGTACCTCCGTGAGCTGGCCGGTGTCATACAGCAGCACCATGCCGTTCGTGAAGGACACGCCACCGGAGGCCACCCCGATCGCCGTGCCGCCGGGCGCGAGCGCTGCGTTGCTGGTGCCGGTGGGAGCAGCAGCGGACAGCGTGTAGTACCACTCGCAGCCCGAGCAGCGGAAGCTGGTGGCCCCGTCGATCCCCACGAACGACCGGAGTATCCGGCACCGCGGGCAGGTGAGCCGGATGCTGGTGGGGACGGCGACGGCCATAACTCAGCTCCTCGATCCTGCCCGTGCCGGGGCACGCCGGGCCCGCGGCGGGATGTCGACCGCGTCCACGGGTGACGCTGTCTCGTCGCCGGGCTGCGGCTCGTTCGCCTCGGGCGGCTCGGTGGTGATGATCTGGCTGGAGCCCGCCGGGTCCGGGCGGGTGTCCGCGCCGGGGCCGGGCACGCCGACGATCAGGCCGGTGCGCCGGCTGACCTGGATGCCCGAGAGCTGCCGGGGCAGGATGCGGGGCCGCTCACCGCCGTCCTTGGCCGGGCGGATCATGGCGATGGCTTTGAGCGGCGGCCGGAACAGGTCGGCCTGGGCATCGGTCAGCTCGATGGTCTCCCCGGCGAACACCAGGTCGGTCTCCTTGCCGGCGTCACCCTCGCGGGGCACCGACAGGTTGACGATCGCTTCGTAGGCCGACATCACACCCCGCTCAGCAGCGCGATGGCCAGCGGCTGGTCCAGGCCGAGCGCGGCGGCCCGCTGGACGTCCGACCGCCAGGTCTTGCGCGGTTCGTCGCGGTACAGCGGCCCGGCCATGAACGGCAGCTCATCGGAGAAGAACCCGCAGCGCTGCCGCTGCATGACGATGGCGTTGCCGGCGGGGATCTGCCGGGACACCATCACGTCGAGGTTGAGGATCTTCTGCGGCAGCACGCCTGTGTACAGCAGGTTCTCGCTGGCGATGTCACCGACGTACGGCGCGGCGAACGTGTTGCTCTGCAGCAGCGTGTTCTTGGTGCCGTGGTTGATGATCAGCGTGTCGGCCTCGAAGCCCAGCCACTGGGTCAGCCCGGTCGGGCTGGTGGTGGCGGCGTTCTCCACCAGGTAGCAGGCCTGGGCGAGGTCGGCGCGGATCGTCGCCGCCGCGGACGCCCAGGTGTTGGCCACCGCGAGGGTCTGGATGCTGACGTTGGCCACCACCGCGGCGTAGAACGCCGTGTTCCAGCTATAGGTCATCGTGTTCTTGACCTGCAGCAACTGCCGGGTGACCGGGTCGACCACCTGGCGGCGGCGCATCTCGTCGGACACCATGATCGCCATGGCGCGCTCGTGCGCGAAGACCACCCGGGGGATGCCGATCGAGGTTGGCACGATCGGCACTTCAGCGAACTCAGCGCGGATCTCGGGGAAGTCGTCGGCGTACAGCGGCGTCGACTCCGCGTAGCGGACAGCGCCGCTCGGGGTGTTGCCGCCGTTGCGCAGCACGGAGTCCACGATGAACTCGTTCTGCGTCAGGTCGAGGATGAGCTGCGGGATGACCAGCGGGTCCTTCAGCAGCTCGTTGACGGTAACTCTGGGGCCATCGCTGTACCCGCGTGCGGCGACCGGCATCGGTCAGCTCCTCTCAGAAAATCCTGGCCCGGCCCAGGAAGAAGCTGGATGCGCCGATGCCGCCGATCTGCTGCGTGAGCTGACCGGCGGCCACGCCGCCCGGGTGGGTGCAGCGGCCGATCACCTGGTCGAAGGTGCCCGCGCCGATGGTGACGGCGGTGCCGTTAGCTCCCGTGATGATCAGCGCGCCTGGCGCAGTCGCGCCGGCGTACCAGACCCAGATGTCCACCGGGCCGTGGTAGACGCCGGTGAAGTCGGTGAGCACGCTGATGTCGAGCTGGGGCTCGCCGTAGGTGTTGGTGGCAGGCGGGATCTGGGAGGCCAGCACGTTGGCATCCCCGCCGGCCACACCCAGGCATGCCTTCGACCCCGCCACGGTGGGCTTGATCGTCAGGTCGGTGGTGCCCGCAGTCTGGGTGGTGTTCTCAACCAACTGGCCACCGAAGATCAACGTCGAGACCTGGTAGCTAGCCGGTCCTGCCTTGTAGTGCGGAAGAACCGCAGCCATGGCGCTGACCTCCTAGTTGCTGTTGGATACGCCGGCCTGCTCGCCGGTCGAGTCGCGGAACGTGGTGGCCCGGAGCGTGCCGCCTGCCCCGGTGATCGCGGCCTGCTCGCTGGCGGACAGCTCGACCACCTGGCCCGGCTGCAGGGTCCGGGCGGGGTGGGCGTAGTCGGTGGCCGGGATCGTCACGGCCTTGGTGATGATCTGCCGGGACATCAGGTCATCCCGAACATCTGCGCGCGGGCCCGCTTGACGATGTCGTCGCGGGCCGTCTCGGCCTCGGTGTCGACGGGCTCATCCATCGCGGAGCCCAGTTCCACGCCGATGCCGAGCTGCTGGCCGAGCTTCTGGTACTCGGTGAGGATCTTGCGGACGATCTGCCCGGCGTCCACAGACGTGCCGCCGGCGAGGTCGACCACATGCCCCGCGCCTTCGAGCAGCGGCTGGGCCAGGTCCGCGATGTAGGGCGGGGTGCCGGCGGTGACCAGCCGCTGCCGCTCGCTGGTCCACCGCTCGCGGTCGAGCTGCGCGGTGATGATGCCGAGCTGCCGGGCGTTCTCCTCCACCCCGGCCTGCGCCAGCTCGGCGGCCAGCGTGCCGGCGTCGTTGGCCAGGCCGGCTCCCACCGGCTGCTGGCCCGCCTCCTCGGCCTCCAGCTCGCGCTCCAGCTCGGCCAGCTCCTCATCGGACATGGCGTCGATCTGCGCGGCGATAGCGACGGCCTCGGGGTCGTCTTCCTCGCCGGCGGCGGGGGCGTTGCCGTCGCCGTTGCCGTTGAGGGTAGGGGCCTGGCCCAGGCCGGCTGCGCCGCCGGCCGCTACCAGCGCCGCGAGCTTGTCCGGGTCGAGGTCCAACAGTTTGGCCAGCCTTGCCGCCTGGTCGTCGGTCAGCTCGGGCATGCCCGGCTCCTCTCCTGCGAAGTGGGCCGTGGACAGGTCCAGCAGGACCGTCACGGCGTCATTGGCGGCTTCGACGGTGCTCCAGCCGCCCATGCCGGGAATGCGGGGGTCGAGCGTGCCGAGCACATGCTGGATCGCCTTCGGGAAGAACTTGCCGTCGGCGCGGTCGTAGCCCTCCACGATCCGGGCGGATACGCCGAGCCCGGGGTTGGCGGTCAGCACCGCCGCCCCGGCCTGGGTGGGGTCCATCTCGATGTAGAGCCCGTCGGGCTCCAGGGTCATGCTGGTGATCTGGCCACGGGTGCGCTCGGGGTCGTTGGTGTGGGTGTTCTTGGCATCCGCGAGCTGGAACGGCACCTGGTCGTAGGCCTTGTCGCGGAACGCGCCGACCAGGCCGGCGAGGTAGTCCTTGGTGAACTTCAGCACGCGGCCCTGGTAGTGGATCTCCCCGATGGGCAGCAGTTTCTTGCGCCACCGGCCGGGGCCGGCGGGGGTGGCCCGGTGGCTGGTGAACGGGGTGAGGACGGCGGCGCTCACTTGCGCTCCGCCCTGCGGGCGAAGTTGTGCGCCCGCTCGTGCGGGAAGCCCCGGCCGCGGAGTTTCTTGTAGATCGTCTGTCCCTTGCGGCCGAGCCCGGAGATGTCGTTGCCGGTGGTGCGCGGCCCGTCGGAGCTGCCCGCCGTCGGGGTCGCCAGGGTGCTGATCGCGGGCACGCCAGCCGCCCGCATCAGCTCGGTCTGGGTGTCGCCGCGCTGCAACGCGGGAGCCCGGACCACGTCGCCGCCGCGGTGATAGGGCGAGGGGGTGCTGCGGTTGTGGGTGCCGATCAGCTCCAGCAGCGCGCCGCGCTGACGGGTGTGCGGGTTCAGGTCTTTGCCACCAGCAGCGGCGACCCAGGCCCCGTCGGTGCCGCGGGTGATACGGCCGATCTCATACCCGCCGCGGCGGTGGCGGACGATCGCCTCGCCCTCGGCCCCGCGGCTGATCACCAGGTCGAACGGGCTGGACACAGGCAGGCGCGGCCGGTTGACCATAGCGAACTCCAGGGCTGGCAGGGTGTTGGCGGCGGCCCACGAGGCCTTCAGCGCCTTGGACTTGCCGTACTGGGCGGCGGTGCGGCGCAGCAGCCCGGCAAGAGCGGCGCGGCGGGCCGGTGACTTGACCCGGCCGACCGCCCGGCGGGCGTCCTCCCACGACTTGGGGCTGGTGATTGGGAACCCGTGCGGGGCTCCGGGGCTGGCTGGCGGTAGCGCGTGCCCGGCCTTGAACGCCGCGGCCCGCCCCTCCTTGCCGAGGTTCTTGTTGCTGCCGCCCTTGCCGCTACGCAACGTGCTGCCCCGGGCGGCCTTGCCCAGCTCGCCCATGTTCGGCCCGAACGGCCTGGGCGGGGCCAGGCCTTTTGGGCGCATCCCGGTCCTGCGGTGCCCTGCGGACGGGCTCCTGCCGTGACCGGTGTGGGACCGGGGCGCGGGCACTCTGGGCAGCCCAGGGCCGCCAACGTACCGCCAGCCGTGAACGTAGCCGTGAGGGCCTACGAGATTAATAACGGGGGCCGTCACATCCCCGCCTCCGGTCGCTTCAAGGACCGGCACGCGCGGGGACTAGCGCGCCGAACTCGTTCTAGCTCGGCAGCCTACGCGCTAATTTCCCGGCGGGGAAAGAGGCTGACCTGTACTTACAGGCTCAGAAAGTGCCCGACATGACGTTGTTCCACAGGCTGACCGTGGCCGGATCGGTGAACTGGTGCCGGTGCAGGTCGTCTTGCGCCAGGCCGCCGGCGGTGCAGTCGGAGTACCAGTAGATGACCCCGAACCACAGCGGCACCTGCGGAGACAGCAGGTAGGTCATGTCGGCGGCGATCCGGTCCCGCTGGGCGGCAGCGCCTGGCGCGGCGCACACGCCGTACTCGGGGGTCATGAGTTTCTTGCCGCTGTGCCCGACGTAGCCCAGCCAGGTCTGGAACTGCTGCGAGCTGGCCAGGCCGCCCGGCTTCAGCACCGCCTGGTTCTGGTACTGGTCGGAGCCGTAGATGTCGAAGTCGATCGCGCCGGGCCCGGTGGCCGGGACGATCCACGAGCCGTTCGCGCCCGGCCCGTTCGGGGTGTAGGCGCTGCCCGCGGAGTCGGCCATGATCAGCACCTGGACGCCCTGCGGCTTGGCCGCGCGGATCGCCGCCGACATCTGCTCGAACCAGGCGAAGTACTGGCCGGGGCTGGACCACCCCTGGTGCTCGTACTCCTGGCTGGGGATCATCACCACCGGGGCGGAGCGGGGCGGGATCGAGTTGACGTAGGCGGTGATCATCGCCGGGGTGATCTTCGGGTTCGGGCCGGGGATGCACACGCACAGCAGGCAGTTGCCCGGGATCGAGGACTCCTGGTCGGTTTTCTTGTGCCCGGCGGCCCAGGTGGTCATGACCTCGGTCGGGTAGTAGAACAGCTTGTTGGCCGCGCAGTTGGGGAACGTGGCACCGAACGCGGTCTTGCCGGTGAGGGTGGGTCCGCGGCCGGTGCCCGCGAGCCAGGCGCTGGTCATCGACGGACAGTCGCCGGGGTAACTGAACACCATCCCCATCCAGGTGGCCGGCACGGTCTGGTAGGCGGGCGGCGGCGGCGGCGCGGCCGGCTGGGTCAGGCCACCTGCGGTGTGCATGGCGATCGAGCCTGGCGGATACGGCGGGGTCGGCAGCGGGGCCCCCGCCGCGTAGATCGGGTGACTCATCGGTCAGTCCTCCAGGGGTGGCCCGACAATGGTGATGTAACCGTTGGTGAACCCGTTCAGGCTGTCATAAGCGTCCTCGGCGTTCCCGCCGGCGATGCGCAGCGCCGAGGCGGCGACCTCTTGCAGTCCCGGGGTGTCGCCGGCCAGCTCGCCGCTGTCGAGGGTGATCTGGCCGAGGGTGCGTGTGGTGCTGTACACGGTGAGTGCTGTCATGCGTGCCCCGCTACGATCCGCAGTTGCTCGAAGTTGCCTATCGCGTTGTCCAGCCAGTCGCCGTGGTTCATCGCCTCGAAGGCGGGCCGCAGGCCCTCCAGGCCGTCGGCCCACTGGTCCCACATCTCGTAAGTGGTATCCCTGCCGAAGCCCTGCAGGTTCAGGTTCTCCGAGAACGGGCTGCCGGTGAAGGGCACGTACGCCTCGAAGCTGGCGGACTCGTTGTCGATCGGGACCGGCTTGCCGCCGTCGACCATCCAGTTGCCCATGTGCCGCTCACCGATCACGGTGACCTTGTCAGCCAGGCCGATCCGCTCCCCCTGCGGCGAGGTCCACATGTCGTAGGGGTCCGCGCCGTCAGGCGGGAACTCCCCGAACCCGGTCTCCAGCTCCTCCTCAGACGGCTCATCCGGGTCATAGCCGCCGGTCCACTCGATGGCGGTCACGCCGCCGACGTGCTCCATCCACAGCGCGTCCCGGCCGGTCTTGGTGTCCGGCCGGATCATCGCGCTCGGGCTGCCGGTGCCGAACACCTGGCCGATGAGTGAGTAGGCGACCTCCCGGTCCATCGAGTCGCGGGGGATGCCCCGCTTGCGCACCCACACCGACCCGTCCGCGAAGTCCACGATGTCGGTGTCGGCGGTGTTGCCGAAGTAGTTCTCGTTCTCGCCCTGCTCGAAGGTGATGTCCTCGCCGGGCTTGGAGTCGAACTCGCTGTTGGAGGCGATCCCGGCGTCCAGCGCCTGCCGCATGTCCGCGGATCTGCGGGCCGGGGTCGACGGCAGGTCGGGCATGCCTTCGAGGGTGAGCTGCTGCCCGGTGACCGGGTGCCGGGCTGGTGGCCGGTAGCTCAGCACGGTGGCCAGCCGCTCGCGGTAGTCGGCGGGGGTCTCCTGCTGCCGGGGCGGGTACATGCCCAGCAACTGGGTGCCGGTGATGTCCCGCCCGGCCATCTGCTGCCCGAACGCGGCGTCGTTGGCGGCCACCCGGTGGTCGGCCTTCGGCCTGGCGGGCGGCGGGCGGGTGCGCTGCCGGGGCGGTGGCGTGATGCGGGCGGCCTGCAGCCGCTTGACCAGGTCGGCCACTTCGTCGCGGGTCCACCGGCCGTGGGAGTCGCGCCGCTCGGCGGGGTTGAAGGCCAAGTCGGTGATGGCCAGGATCTGCTCGGTGATGCCGACCACGGTCTCATAGGAGGCGTCCTCGATCTCAGCTTCCTGCTCCGGGCTCAGCCCGTCCTGGGCCGCGTCGGCCTGGGAACGCCACTGGCCGGGGCCCGCGAAGTGAACTCGATCCTCGTCCGCCATCTGCACCTGATCATCGCCTACGTGCGGCGGCCAGAACCCGTCTCCGCTGCGGAAATGGTACGCGCCGCCGACAGCATGAGTGTACGCGCCGATGGCCTCGACCTCGGGCACGCTGTCCACCACCAGGACCGGGTCGATGTCGATGCGCCGGTTGTCATCGTCGTGGAACACGCCGAGGTAACGCTGCCCCTTGGCCAGCTCGTCACCGAACTCGGCCCGTGCCCGGTCCATCGCGGCGCGGAACTCCTGCTCCGAGGCGGTCTCGGGCACCGACACGGTGTGCAGCCCGGCGGGCTTGACGGATAGGGCGTACCGGTCGGCGTCGGATTCCAGTGGCTGCCCGGTCTCGGTGTCGATCGTCGCGCCGCCCCACGGTTCCTGCACCTTGGGCCAGGTCTTGCCCTTGATCTCCTCCCAGTGCTGGTCCAGCCCGTCAGTACCGGTGCGCCGGGACAGCCCAGCGAGCTGGTTCAGTCCCTGCGCGGCAATCGCCTGGAACTCGTCGTAGGACACCGGGCGGGAGTCGCCGCGGGCCTCGGCGGCGGTGATCGGCCTGGCCACCGGGTGCTGGCGGCGGTAGGCCCGCAGCCGGGCGGCGTCTTCGAGGTCGCGGCCGATCGGCCCGCCGTAGGTGCCCTTGGTGCGGCTGGTGCCCTGGGTCTCGGGGACCTCGTTGTAGAACGGGTCGAGCATCCGATGCGCCAGGCTGCCCTTAGTCCACCGGCCTTTTGGGTCGCGCGGCTCCGCGGGGTTGAAGTCAAGCTCGATCACCTGCGCGACCAGGCCCCCGGCCGCCTCGATGCCGCTGGTGGCGTGGGCCAGCCGGGCGGCGTTGTCGTCCATCCACTGGGACACCAGCGCGGCGGCGATCTGCGGGCCCTGGCTGCCGGTGTACCCGGTGGCCCGCATGACGTCCAGCAGATAGGCGGTAGCCCGGCTGTGCAGGCCGCCGTCGGCAGCCATGCCGAGCGCGGCCATCGGGCCCTGGTGGATGGCAACCTGGAAGCCCTTGGCCGGGTGGGCGAAGAACCGCTTGCCGTGGTCGAGGACCACGCCCAGCTCGGACAGTTCCTGGCCGAGGGCGGGCACCATCCCGGCCAGCAGCACAACCGGCACCGGCACGCCGACCAGGGTCAGCCCGACCGCCACCGCGATGCCCGCGCCGATCCACGCCAGGTGGGTGACCAGCACCGCCCTGGCCTCGTCGTGTTTCCCGGTGTCGATCTCGTGCTGCAGGTGCTCGATCTGCCGCTGCATCGCATCGAACTGGCGGGCGGTGTAGATCTTCGAGTCGATCACCGCGGTGCGCAGGTCACCGTGGGTGGCGGGCTCGCGGGAGCCTTCGGCGCGCATGATCCCCTCGGGGGTCAGCGCCTGCGCGGCGATGCCGCCGGCCTTGATCCACCGGCCGTCCGGGCCGCGGGGCTGGTGCGGGTTGTAGGCCAGGTCGAAGGCCTGGGCGAAGATCGAGCCCTCCCCCGCCATCTCCAGCACCTGGTAGGCCAGGTCGTTGGCGAGCGCGGAGACACCGGGGACAAGCTGGAACTGGTGCGCCTTGGCGTAGGCCAGCCAGGTCTTCCAGTCCTTGACCTCGTTGGCGATCCGGCCCTTGGCCCGGCCGAGCACGCCGCCTGTCTCCGATTCCATCGCCGCTCTGTCGGCGGCCTGGTTGGCGAGCACCTGGCCGACCCAGGTGACCGCCTGCATCTGGTGCGGCTTGATCAGCACGCCGTCGCGCTTGCTGACTATCTTGGCCGCCTCGCGGTACAGGTCACCGACGTACTCGTGCGCCCGGACGTCGGTGGAGATCGGCGGGGAGTCTTCGAGCGGCGGGTTGACCCGTTTCCCGCCGACCTTCAGGTGCCCGGCCCGGTAGGTGAGCCCGCGGCCGACGCCGCCGGTGGCCACGTTGAGCGCGTGCGCGTCGATCACCACATGCCCGTAGGGGTCGTCAGGGGAGTCGTCACCCTGGGCGAGCAGGTGGGCGAAGCTGCGGGTCTTCGGGCTGACCAGCACCTGGTCGATAGACATGCCGTCGAGGGCCTTCTGGGCTTTCTTCACCATGTCGCCGCTGACGTAGCCCTCGCCCTTGGGGATCGGCTTGTTCTCCTCGGCGGCCCGCGCCGCCCGCCACATGTTGATCGGCCAATCCGCGGAGTTGCTGTAGTTGCCCAGCAGGATTGCGCCCAGTTCGGCCTGCCTGTCCGGGTCGCCGCCGTGGCCACCGCCGAGCATTCCCATGGCTCTGGCTAGCAGGTGCGCGTCGGAGTACCAGCGCATCCCGGCGATGCGGTGCTCGGGCGGGGTGGCGTCGTAGGCGTCGATGATGTTCTGCACGCTGACCGGGTGCTTCTTGAAGAACGGGTGATCAGCGGGGTCGGGGTAGTCGGCGCGGGGGTTGATCAGCCGGGCGTGGTCGGGGACCACATACCGGTCCAGCCCGGTGCCAGGCTTGTCGGCGGGGGTGCGGGTCCATTCGCCGTTGGGCTTGCGCAGTTCGTGCAGCCACGCCAGCCCGGTGGCTAGCTCGATGGCCAGCCCGGCGGTCATGCCCGTGCCGCGGCGAGCTGGGAACGCAGGCCGGCGATCCTGACGCGGAGCGCGGTGATCTGCGCCCGCAGCGAGCTGGCGGACGACGTCCCCCTCGCGGTGGCGGCCTTGCCGGTCTTTGCCGTGCCCGCCTTGGCGGTGCGCTTGGCGGCGGCGGCGGCGGTGCGCTTGGCCCCAGCGGCCTTGGTGCCGGCCGAGCCCTTGGTGCCCGCGGACGCGCGGAGCTGCGCCTCCAGGCCGCGCAGTTGCGACTCCAGGCCGGCGATCCGCGTGCGGATCGCGGCGACCTTGGCCCGGTCGCCGCGCCGGTCCCTGGCGGCGGCCTGCTTCTGCTTGCCGCTGCCCGCGCCCTGCGCGCTGGTGAACCGGCCGCCGCCTTGGCCGGGCCCGGCGTGGTAGGGGTTGTACAGCTCGATCGCGGGCTGGTCGTTGGCGAACCCGGACTCGGTCGCGGCGCGGATCTTCGCCCGCCAGGTGGGCCGCGGGCGGGCCCCCGGGTAAGACACCACGGCCTGCCCAGCCACCGGCCTGCCGCCGGGCTGGATGTGGGTGACGTGCACCCCGTACCCGGCGTGCCGGGGCGTGATCGTGTGGTTGGCGTGGTTGTACAGCCCGTAGATCTCCCGGTCACCGGCCCGGCCGGTGGTGTAGCTCAGGTGGTGCTGGGCGGCCTCGACGTCGTCCACCTTGATCCAGCCGTGGATGTACCCCTTGGGCCCGACGAGGTCGACCTGCTCACAAGCCAGCTCGATCAGCATGTCCGCGACGTCCAGCCCGGTGACCGCGTGGCCGTGGGAGGCCTTGGCGCGGGCCTGGCGGGCGATCTCGCCCGCCTCGGCGCGGCCGGCGGCGGCCCGTACCTCGGGATGCACATGGCCGCCGCCACGCATCCATTTGCGGATCGCGCCGCGGGCGATGGCGTACGCCTTGCCGCTCGGCATGCCGCGCTTCTCGATCAGCGCCTTGACGATCTGCTGGAGGTAGGGGGTGTGGCCCATGCCCTTGACGTCGTAGAGGCCTGGGCCGCCGGGCCGGCCACGCGGCGCGGGGGTCCGCTCTAGCATCGCGGTGCGGGCGGACAGCTCGGTGGCCAGGCCGTACTCGGGTATCCGCAGCGCACCCCGGGTCGGCTCCAGCGGGGTGCCGGTGCGCCCGTAGGCGTGCGCCCCGTGTCCTTCGAGGCGGGGCATCCACCGGGCGCTCTGGTGCACGTTCACCTGGCCGAGCTGCGCCTCGATCGCGGCCAGCTCGGCCTTGTACGCGCCGCCCGCCTCACGCTGGTCGGCCCACTTAGCGGAGGCCAGGTGCAGCCGCGCGCCCTTCATGTCACGCTGCGCCAGCGACCGGGCCAGGTGGTGCAGCGACGTGCCCAGGGTGGGCGAGGACGGCCGGAAGTCCGTGGCGTTCCGCGCAGCCACCCGGCCCAGATCCTCGATCGCCCGGATGTGGTTGAGGCTGCCGGGGGTGAGGTTGGCGGCGAACTCCATCTGGTGCGGGTCGCCGTGGTACACCCAGCCGTGGGAGTAGCCGTGCGGGCCGACCAGCTCGACCGCGGGCCCGCGGCTGGCGAACGCCGCGGCGGCGAGCATCCGGGGGTCGAACCGCTTGGCGGTCAGCATGGCGCTGTAGTGCCCCCGCCCGGCCTTGCGCAGCTTGGCGTACACCGCCCGCTGGCTCTTGGTCAGCTCCTGCTTGGCGGCCTTGGCCTGGAAGCCCTCGACAACGGAGCGGCCACTGCCGGCGAGCGCCTCCGCGAACCCGCCCGCCTCGGACTTGCTGATGCGCCGGCCGAACATGCCCTGGGCGGGCAGCGCCGCCATCCCGGTGGGCTTGCGGGTGCTGCCGCCGCCGCTCCCGGCGGCCTGGCCGAACGCCTCGGCCAGCGCGCCCGCCGAGATGCCCCTGGTCCACTCGCCGCGCGGGTCACGCTTCTCGGTCTTCCACGCCGCGCCCTTCAGCTCGATCGCCCGGCGCGGCGGGTTGGCGGCAGCGAGGCCAGCGGGCGGGGCGGACTCCTGCTCCTGGCCTGGCTGCCGCCGGGCAGCGGCTGCTTCACGCAGCCGGTCATTTCTAGCCTGGGCGTCGTCAATGTCTTCGACCGCTAGGTGGTGGCGGTGAACCTCGTGCAGGTGGTGCTTGGCGAGGGCGTGGCCGTCATCGTCGCGGATGCCGTGCCGGGTCAGCGACAGCGGGGTGAGGGTCTCCATCGCGGCCCGCAGGTGCCGCCTGGCTCCCTCGGTGGAGCCGTGCTCCAGCACCCGGGCGGCGTCCCGCAGGTGGTCCCCGGTGATCATCTCCGGGTGGTCCTTGTCGAGCACCGCGGCGGTGGCGCGCATCCGCCGGGCGGCGGCCTGCTTCAACGGTGTGGTGCGGACAGGCCTGGCCAGGTCGATCGTGCTGCTGAGTAGCGGGGAACTCAGGCTTTTGGGCGGCCCCTGCGGGGCCCGGCGCGGGCTCTGCCGGCGGCTATCGCCGCCCGCTGCATCTCCGGGGTCCAGTTCTCGTCCACGGCCTTCTGCGCGGCCTGCCCGGCCTTCCGGGCAGCGGCGGTGATCTGGGACTGGGAGGCGGTGTCCAGGGTGACGCCCTTGGGCAAGAACGGCTCCCAGCCCTTGCCCGCAGCGTTGCGCCGGGCGATGGCGAGTTGCCGCTCGGCGTGTGCCTGCTGGGAGGCCCGCAGCTCGGCGCGGATCTGTGAGACCGGGCGGGGGCCGAGCCCTGGGCGTGGCTGGATGCCGGTTCCCGGGCGCGGCCGGGGCGGGCCGTACCGCTCGTGCCGGGCCACCGCGTCGGCTTGTGCCTTGTCCCGCACCGCCTGGCGGATCGTCGCCGCGGACGCGCCGCCGAGATCCTCGCCCTCGGGCAGGTGGGCCTGGGCGGCCTGGGCCTCGCGGATCGTGAACCCGTTCTTGATGTTGCGGGCCATCGTCTCATCGGGCTGGATGTGCTGGACTTCCTCGAAGTCGTGCATCGTCGCGGTGCCTGTATGACCGGTCTCGCGGCCGGTCTGCGGGTCGATGTGCTGGTAGTCGTAGTCCTTGTGGGCCCCGCTCGGCGGCCAGGACTGGCTGGGCCTGATCGCGGTGATCTTGCGGATGCGCCCGTGGTCACCGACGTAGCTGCCGACCTTCAGCTCCCCGGCCTTGTGCGTGCCGGTGCCGACGTAGATCCAGCCGTGGATGTAGCCCTTGGGGCCCACTAGCTCGACCGTGCCGCCGCTCACCTGGCCCCCTGCCGGGATAGCTCCTGCCAGTTCCGCGAGGCGGCGGGTGATCCGCAGCACTTCGTCATAGTCCGTCATCATCGCCCTCCGGTCCCAGCATAGGGCCGGTGGCCGACGACACCGGGGCTGCGGCACCCCACGGGTAGGATTCACACTAGACCACGGACCATGACGCTGATAAGGATCGAACCCGATGGAGCACATCGTCGCCCTGTCCGGGGGCAAAGACTCGACCGCGATGGCGCTGCGGCTGCGCGAGCTGCACCCTGATCAGGAATACACCTACATCTGCACCCCGACCGGCGACGAACTGCCGCCGATGATCGAGCACTGGCTGCTGCTGGAGCGGCTGCTGGACATGAAGTTCACCTGGCTGACCAGCGGCTCCAGCCTTGACTCGCTGATCAACTACTGGCAGGCGCTGCCGAACTGGCGGCAGCGGTGGTGCACCAAGTACCTGAAGATCTTCCCGTTCGAGGCCTACCTGCGCGAGCACAAGCCGGCCACCATCTACGTCGGCATGCGCTATGACGAGGCCGGGGCCCGGGACGGCATCGAGGTCGGTGACGGCGTCACCAAGCTGTTCCCGATGATCGACTGGGAGTGGGGCCTGGGCGACGTGCTCGGCTACCTGGACCAGCGCGAGATCGTGGTGCCCGAGCGCACCGACTGCGGCGCGTGCTTCTTCCAGACCCTCGGGGAGTGGTGGCAGCTCTGGGTCGACTACCCCGAGCGGTGGGCGAAGTACGAGGGCTACGAGGCGATGACCGGGCACACGTTCCGGTCAGCCCAGCGGGACACCCACCCCGCGTCCCTGGCCGGCCTGCGGGCGGAGTTCGAGGCCGGCTACGTGCCGAGGCCGCGCAAGATGTCCGACCGCCGGGCGATGTGCTCCACCTGCGCGCACTGACATGACCCGGGCCATCTTCAAGTTCGGCGGCCACGTCCCCGGTGAGCTGCTGATGTCCAGCGCCCAGGTGGCCACGCTGACCCGCCCGCAGCGCGAGGCCCGTGTCGGGAAGCTGATCGCTCACTCGGACTACATGCTCGACCAGGCCCTCGACATCGCCGCCTGGCACGGCGGCGCGGCCACCCCGCGGCTGGCGGTCGCCAGCGGCTGAAAGAGCACGCGCTGTATGAGATCAGCCGGTGGCTGGTCAAAGACGGCAAGACGCAGCGGGTGATCTTCGTCGCGGGCCGGCGGCGGGATGAGTCCAAGCGCCGCGCCGACGTGCCCGAGCTGGAGCGCCGCGACTCGATCGTGTGGGTGTCGCCGCTGATCGCCTGGACCAAGCTGGACCTGAACACCTACCGGCTGATGTGCGGCGACGTGCCGGTGAACGAGGTAGCCGACATCTTGCACATGTCCGGGGAGTGCCTGTGCGGCGCGTTCGCCGGCTGGGGCGAGCTGGAGAACCTGATGGCCTGGTTCGGCTCCGACCCGGGCATCGCCATCATCGGCCAGCTCGAAGACGAACTCGCCGGCCGCGAGGACATCCCGCCGATCCGCCGCAAGTGGGGCTGGGGGATCTACGCCGACAACGCCGCCGAGCTGTTCGCCCGCGCCCGCTCCGGGGCGCTGTGCGGCTGCGCCCCCCGGATCGAGGAGCAGCTAGCCACCAGGCAGCAGTGACCGCAGCCAGCCAGCGACCGCCCGCAGGGCGGTCGTCAGAAAGAAGGCGGAGCTGACGGGTCCGGCGGCAGGCCTGCCGTGGAGTCGGTGCCGCTGTCGGTGACCGTGGTGCCGTCGGTGGCCCCGCCCGCGTCAGGGGTGGTGGTGGTGTCCACCGGGGTACCGGCGTCCGGCTGCGTGGTCGGGTCCGGTGCCGGGCCGGGGTCGGGCACCGGCTGCGGCAGCGGCTGCGGCTGCACCTGGTTGACCACACCGCCGAGGGTGGCATCGGCGGCCTGCAGGCCGGCCAGCGCGGTGTTGGCCCCGGTGAAGTCCAGCGGCTGGTTCGCGGCCTGCGCGGCCTGCGCCTGGGTGATCCACGCGCTCAGCGTCTGCGCGGCCGAGGACACATGATCGCCTACCGCACTGATCGCAGCGCCCAGGTCGTTGAGTTGCTGCTGCTCGGCAGCGGAATCGGTCATGATCAGCTCCTTGATCTCGTTGAGGGCCTGGACAACCACAGCCGGCAGGATGTCGTCAGTGCTGACCAGCGCGGGCGGCTCTACGCCCATGTCCACGATCAGGTACCGGCCTGCCACGGGCACCGAACCTAGCAGGTGTCAGCACAGCCGCGCCAGGGAACGGCGGACCCGGAAAACACCGGCAGTGCAGGTGCACCGCGCCGGGGAAGCCGATCGACGGCATCTGGTCCACCCGGAAGTTGTGCCTGTCCGCGGCCAGGCACTCGGGCGAGGTCCGGCTGTCGACTTTGGTGTACCAGCCGAGCAGCGCGCCGTAGTCCATCGCCGCGGAGTCGGCCTGGGCAGCGGCCTTCATCCGGTTCCGGCCGGCGTCCAGGTGCTGGCCGTAGTAACGCCGCTCGGCCGCCATCACGTCGAAGATCTCCCAGGGGTCGGCTCCCCCGGCCGCGATCCGGGCCATCGCCTCGTTGAACCGCCGGGAGCTGGCCACCAGGAACTGCGCCCGGCGCATCAGGTTCAGCCGGGCCACCTGGGCGGTGGCGGGCCCGTAGAACCCCTCGGCCTCGGGGGGCATGCCCATCACCACGGTCAGCGCGGAACGTAGCGCAGCGCGGCGGATGCCGGCGGCGGCGAAGATCGCGCCGAGCACCGCGACCGCACCGGCCACCGTGACCGCCGTGGCTATCGCCGCCGCCGCGGCCATCGCCAGGTCATACCCGGACGGCTGCTGTGGTGGTGGCTGCTGCGGTGGCGGCGGCTGGGTCATGCGTGCGGGACGTCGGGGGTGTCAGCCCCGGGGGTCTCAGGCTGCGGCGGCTGTTCACCGAGGGCCGCGTCGGCCACCGACTCGATCGTCTGCGCCAGGTCCGGCCGCGACGTGTGCGGCGCGAAGTAGCCGGCGACAGCGGCCATGAAGAACGCGATGACCACCGGCAGATTCTGCTTCTGGTCCGCGGTGAGGTTGTCTTTCAGCCACGGGATGATCTGGATCAGCAGGCCCGTCAGGTAGCCGAACACCAGCGTGGCGACCGGGCTGGCCACCGCCTTCTGCTCGATCGGTGCACTCATGCCATCCTCCCCGGAGGCGGTACTTGCGGCGGCCCCGGCGGGCGGCCCGGCCCCGGCGCGGCGCGCTGGGCACCGGGCTGCGGCGGCCCGGCCTGGCGGGGCAGGCCGCCGCGCTGGGCGGCCTGCGCGGCGATGTTGGTGGCCGCGTTCGCCATCCCGTTCAGCGCGCCGAGCTGCCCAGCCGCCTGCTGCGGCATCCCCGGCGGCGCGGAGGCCATGAGCTGCTCGGCCCGCTGGTTGGCCGAGGAGGTCAGCGCCTGGTGCACCTGGTCGATGTCGAGCTGCAGGATCGAGGCCATCCGCTCGGTGATCAGGTCGAGCACCTGCAGCGGGATGTGCAGCGCCGGCGCGGCGGCCAGGGTCTGGAACATCGTCAGCAGCGCGGCGATCTGCTCATCCTGCAGCGGGCCGAACTTCCACTTGGGGTACTTGGCTCCGGTGCCGAAGTTCAGCAGCACCAGCGGCCGGATCACGTCGTGGGTGATCGAGTCCGCGATCTCCTTGGCGACCGCCTGGCGGGATTTGAGGTAGAAGCTGGACTGGTCCTGGGACAGCGCGTAGGAGCCCCTGCCGCCCGTGGCACTGCCGGTGAGGGCCATGAACCCCGCCAGCACGCTGTGCGTCTGCCAGGACTCCAGCCAGGTCATCGCGTCCTTGAAGAACTCCCCGCCCTTCGGGTCGCCCTGGAGCACGTCGAAGGCGTGCTGCCCGGTCTCGGGGTGCACCAGGCCGACCACCCCGGAGGACTTCAGCGCGGCCACGTCGTCGGCGCGCTGGTTGGCCTCGGGCTGGTCGTTGCCGTACACCAGCACCCGCGGCAGCGCGGTGTTTTCGAGGAAGTGATACCAGAGAAAGAGCAATTTCATCTTCGTCTGGTAGCACCAATAGCAGATGTCCATTTCGGAAAGGCCGGTCATCGGCTCCCGGTGCTTTCCGTTGACGTGAATGAACGACCGGATCTCGGGGATGTCAACATAACCAGGCACCTGGTGGTGGCGGTCGGTCTGCACCTGCGCGAGATTGCCGCCGAACATCCACACCTGCTGGCGGAACCCGTTCTGCGCCCCGGTGCGCTGGTTGTACCGGGACTGGCAGGTGGCCGGCGGCCGGAACGCGATCTTGTCGTAGATGATCTTGCCGTCGTCGTCGCGGATCTTCCAGACCTTCTCGAAGTGCGACTTGCGGAAGATCTGCGCGCTGGTCACCTGGCCGACCAGCTCCTGCGCGGTGGTCTGCATGCCGCCGTCGGAGTCCGGGGTCATGATCACGGAGTTGACGAACTCGGCCTCACCCTTGTCGCCGTGGGCCGGCTGGATCGAGTAGTCCGCCTCGCGGATCGGCAGCGTGAGCACCATCTCGACGGCGGAGCAGATCCCGTCGCGGCGGAACATCGCCTTCATGTCCCGGCTGGTCCACTCGCCGTAGTCGAACACGTCGCCCGCGCCGTAGTAGGCGAACAGCCGCTGGCCCATCATGTCGAAGCTGGTGCCCAGCTCGCCGCCGAGCAGGTCACGCCGCTGCTGGGGCCGCAGGTCGGGGAAGGGCAGCAGCTTGGCCGTATCCGCCCTGGGTGCCATCGCTCGCCTCCCGCACGGGGCTCCGCGGGGACGGAGAGCGCCTGCTACCCGGTCAGCGTAGCCGCAGCCCCGGCCACCACGGAAGCGGCCGGGGCTGCGGTCAGGCGGGGGTCAGGGGTAGTTGGGCTCGATCTGCCAGTCCTGGTTCTCCGGGGCCTGGCCGAGCGAGTCGAGCTGCCCGGTCTGGATGCGGGGCCGCGCGCCGACCAGCGCGCCGTCCTTGACACCGAGCACCTTGAAGATGCCGGTGGCGTTGGTGCGGCCCACGTTGATCACCGGGAACGAGCCGTTGATCTGGAAGAACGGGCTGGTGACCCACAGCCGGTTCTGGTAAGCCTGGCTGCCGTACACGCCCGGGAACTGCAGCGAGAGCTGCCCCTTGGCGTTCAGGCCGTAGAAAAGCTGGGCCAGGTGACCGTTGGGCGCGTCCTGCTCGGAGAACACCAGCGTGTCCCCGAACTGGATGAACTGCAGGTCCACGTTCGGGTCGGTGAACGGGAAGTTGACCGAATTGTCGCAGGCCGGGTCGGGGCAGTTCAGCGTGGTGGTGACGTTGCCCACCGGGATGAACAGCGAGTCGTCGCCGGCGTCCTGCCCGTTGCGCGGCTCCAGCTTGATCGCGTCCCCGGCGGCGGGATTGCCGATGACCTTCAGCGTGTCGCCGGGGCCGAGCTGGGTGTTGTAGATGTCGAAGCAGAACGGGTTGACCGCGCAGCCGATCGTGTGGTTGCCGGCGCTGGCCGCGCCGGCGGGCAGTACCAGCGCCGCGGTGGCGGCCACTGCGGCGAGCACGGCCAGGATGATGCGTTTCAAGGGGTTCCCCCTCCGGTAGGTGGCGGAGGACCGGCCCCCGCTTTCCGGCGGAATCTTGCCGCATCGGAGCGCGGCGCACCAGTGTGTTACCGCCACGTCTTGACGTTGCCCCGCTGGCCGCCCCGGGCGGCCTGGTGGTCGTCCTGCGGGCCGAAGTCCGCGAGATCCCAGCGCCGCCCGGCGTAGTGGCCACCGTGCGCCGAGGCCAGCTTGCGGCGCAGCCGCGAGTCCGGCGGCTGGCCCGCGGCCTCCAGGTCCGAGGCCGCCGCCCAGTTCCGCGGCTGGGCGTGCGCCGGCGGGCCGAACACCTTCCGCAGGTGCGGCGTCAGCGCCCACACCAGGGAGTCGAGCCGGTCGGGGGACCGCTCCCCGGCCGCGCCGGTGAACGTCGCCTGCTGGTCCTCCAGCTCGGGCATGTTCGGGTCGGGGATGCGGTGCCCGTCCCGCTCGGTGGGGATGTGGCAGTGCCGGACCATCCCGCCGCCCGCCTCATACAGCGCCGACACCGGCTCGGCGCGGGTCCGCTTGGCCTGGGAGGCGTGGATCACCCGGTACCGGACGGTGACCCGCATCTGCTTGACCACCTGGTCGAAGGTCGCCTTCAGCCACGCGCCGCCGTGGTTCTTCTCGATGATCAGCTCGACGGGGCAGCCGGGGAACGCGGTCTCCAGCTCCTTGGCCCGGCGGATCACCCGCTTGGCGAACGGCACCGGGGCTTCCTGGCCGCCCCAGTTCTCCATCACCCACAGCGGCCAGGCGTCCATCGGCATGCCCAGGCCGGCGACCGTGTAGGCCTGCTCGTCGGAGGTCTCGCCGCCGTCGGAGGGGTCCACACCGATGGTGATCATCCGCAGCGCGGCCGGCCAGTACGCCACCCGGATCGAGTCGAGCAGGTCCCGGGTCCACAGCGCGTTGGCGACGTCGTCCAGCAGCTCGCCTTCGAGTTCCTGGCGTTCCAGCCGGGTGCCCTGCGCCGCGCCGACCACCGCCCGCAGGAACTCATCGGAGAGGTTGTCCGCGTTGTCGACGGTGCGGAGCCGGCGGACGATCACCCCGCCCTCGCCGGGGTCGTTGCGGATCATCCGCCGGACCAGCTTGCGCGCCGGGCGGGCGGCCTTCGGCGTGCCGGTGGCGATGATCTTGGAGATGCCGTCGCGCACCGCGTAGCGCAGCGACTCGTCCCACGCGGTCTCCCACTTCTCCCACAGGCCGATCTCGTCGCACCAGGCCCCCTTCAGGTTGCGGCCCTGGATGCGCAGCCCGCCCTCGGCCGCGGAGTCGATGTAGATCACGATCCCGTTGTGCAGCACCACCTGGCCGTAGGTCCGCCAGGCGGAGCGGACGGTCTTGGACCGGTGGTCCTTGATCTCGGCCATCGTGGTCCCCAGCGCCCGCAGGATGCCCGCCTTGCCCTCGACGCACTTGGTCCAGGCGTCGGCGTAGGTCGGCGCGATAATGCCGTACTCGCCTTCGCCCTCGGTGTCATCGAGGACCCACTCGGCCAGGCCCTGGGAGCCGGCGCGGGTCTTGCCGGACCCCCGGCCGCCCTGGAAGTAGACCACCCGCCACGGGTCGGAGACCGGCGGCAGCAACTGCTCGGGGCGGGCCTTGCGGCCGGCCTTGTCGCCCAGCCGCCACACCAGCCGCGGGTCGGTGTACCCGCCCGCCCCGCGCCCGGCGTACACCCGGGTCAGCAGGGCGGGGGGCCTACGGGCCATCGTCGTGCCAGACGATCTTGCTGCCGTACTCCGGGTGGCCGTGGACGGCCAGCATCTCGGCCATCGAGGCCCACACGCTGTGCGACCGGTGCTCGGTCAGCCAGCGCAGGCACACCGTGCCGTCGGAGAACTCCACGCCCTCGAACTGCGGCAGCTCGGGCGGGTTGGCATAGCCGCCCTCGACGTAGCCCGCCGGGGGCTCGGCACGGTAGGCGGTGAACCGGCGGCTCATCAGCCCGCCCTGGCCAGCTCGGCCGCCAGTTCCTGCCGGGCCTCCTCCTGCTCGACCAGGCCCAGGCCGCGCTTGGCCAGGACCACGTCCAGGGCCCGCTCGATCAGCCGCACCTGGTCGGCCTCGATCTTCACCAGTTGCTGGGCGATGCCCAGCTTGGCGATCTTCACCAGCAGGCTCGCCAGCCGCTCGATCGCCCGCTCGTAGATCAGCACTTCGGCGCGCAACTGCTCACCGACCCGGTCGTGGGCATACCGGACCCGGTCCCTGGACAGCAGGTAGGCGACGATCTCCTGCATGATCTTCTTCCACTCGGCCATCTCCCCCGCGAGGGCCAGCAGCTCGGACAGGGGGTTGCCGACCGGGGACGGCTCCAGCAGCCGGTCCCCGTGGGAGGACATGATCTCGGTGATCCGGTCGGCCACCCGGCCCTCGACCACGTTGCTGGCGGCCTGCTTGGACAGGAAGCTGCCCTGGTGCGCGCCGTGGTCCTTGCACCGCGGCGGGTTGCTGCCCTTCACCCCCCGGATACGGCAGGCGTCCGGCTGGCCGAACCGCGTCCGGCAGCGGCGGTAGCCGGTCACCTGCTCGGCCTCATCGAGGAGGTCGTCGGGCACATGCAGCACGCACGCGCCCAGGCCGTCGACCTCGTGGTTGCCGCACGGCCCGCCGGTGCGGGCCGGGGAGCCGCACAGCAGCGGCCCCTCACCCTTGCGCTGCATCATGCCTCCTCGCGGGGGTAGAGGACGGCCCGGCTCCAGTCCCCGCTGTTCCAGCGCCGGGCCGTCCCCTAGTCGGGGGCGGCGTCAGCGGCCATCTGCGCCGCCTGCTCGGCGGCGGCCTGCCGCATCGCCGCGGGGGCGAACCGGCCGACGTCGGAAATACCGGCCTGCGCCATCCCGGCGATGTAGGTGAGGGCCTTCGCGGGGTCGGCCTCGGGGTCGGTGGCCGCCGCGTAGATCAACTGCAGCAGCGCCGCGTCTCGGTAAGGCCCGGGTACCTTCACTAAATCATCATGGGCGCCGCTTTGAACCAGCCTGCCCTTCGACAACACTAGAATCACATCTGCCCGTCTCAAAAGGCTAAGTCGATTGGCGACCACAAAGGTCGTCCGGCCTGCCATCGCCTGGCGCAATGCGGAAACAATTTCGTGTTCGGTCTTGGGATCCACCGAAGCGGTTGGATCATCTCGTGCGAGGACTAGACTGCGAAAAAAGAAGCAGCTTTTGCCTCTTCCGCAGCTCTGGTCTCGCACCCGGATTGCCCTGGGAAGAGAGTTCTCATTGCTTCTCATTGCGAGCTCCGACTCGGAACCAGTTCCAATGACGCACAGAATCGACGTTTCGGAAAATCCGTTTTCGAACTGGCCGTTGTTCGAGCAGCAGCTTCGCGAAAAGCTCGACACAAAGCTCGATCCGGATGCGGTGGCCAGGGTGATGGCGAGAACGCAGCGTGCGTACGCCGCTCTGCAGCTGCCATGTCTGGTCGGCACGCTCGACCTGGACACTGCGGCCAAGGTGATGCGG